CGAACTGAGATTCAAGATCAGAGAAGAGGCCGAGGACTGGATTGACAGAAATCAGTTGGGACGGCGCAACCTTGACGCAAGGCAGATGAGCCTGCTGCGTGGGCGTCGTTACAACAGGACAAAGAAGGACGCAGGCGGCCGTGCTGGCCGTGATTTTGGGGCGGACAAAATGTCCACCCCAAAATCTGCCGAAGCTCTCGCCGCAGAGCACGGCGTGGACGAGAAAACGATCCGCCGCGACGGCAAGTTCGCCGAAGCCGTTGAGACGCTTGGTATTGAGCGAGAGATTGTCGCAGGTGAGATCGACGTACCCAAGCACGCCATTGTTGCGGCGGCTCAGTCGCTGCCAGAAAAGCCCACGGCAGAGCAAGTAGAGCAGGCAATCGAGGCCGTGAAGTCTAAGCCTCACGTCGCCAACAACAGCGGCGACAACGAGTGGTATACGCCGAAGGAATACATCGAAGCCGCCCGCCAGGTGCTAGGGACAATTAACCTTGATCCGGCGTCGAATCCGCTTGCAAACGACATCGTGCAGGCCGCGACGTTCTACACGGCGGAAGACAGCGGACTCGACAAGGACTGGAACGGCACCGTGTGGATGAATCCGCCGTACGAGTCAGGACTTGTCGGACAGTTTGCCGAGAAGCTCTGCGATTCATACGCCAGCGGCACAGTGACTATGGCCGTAGTGCTTGTCAATAACGCCACGGAAACGAGATGGTTTCAGTCGCTTGCAGAGCAGGCGTCTGCCATCTGTTTTCCGAAAGGACGCGTTAGGTTTTGGCATCCAGCCAAGCCATCAGCTGCGCCGCTGCAAGGTCAGGCAATTTTATTCCTCGGCCCGAACACCGAAGAGTTTGCTAGTGCGTTCTCCGAGTTTGGGTTCTGCATGGAGGTTTGCAAATGAGCCAGTCAAGTGGGGCAATTATTTGCCGCGATGCGTATGCGCAGGGAAAGATGCTTGACCATTCAGGCTGGAATCTTGCCAGAGGCGTTACGCCCAGCGACATAGACATTGTGGTCGAGTCTTTTGGTTGCTTTCTGTGGTGCGAACTTACAAAAAACGCATGCGACTGGGACAGCCTAAAGATTGGCCAGCGGATGCTCTACGACTCGCTGTCAAAAATTCCTGGAAATCACATCGTCTGCCTGGCTCGTCATTCAGTTCCAAAAGGCCAGCTTGTAAACACTTTTGAAGACGTTGAGGCAGTGGCCGTCCGGTGGGCATGCGGAACCAAGTCGATAGTTCTTGAGAAAAGTGGTTGGCAAACGCTTGTTACTGAGTGGGTTCCGCGTCCTCAGCAAGTAATCGCCTCTCTTGATAGACATCACGCCGCACTCGCGGAGAAATGCAATGGCCGCTGAATGGTTTCCCGTTGACGTATCGCTTGACACCAAGCCAGAGGTGCAGGAGCTCGTTGACCTGACGGGCGATCCTGTTGAGGTCATCGTGTTTCGCCTGCTCAAACTCTGGGGCTGGGTACAGCTAAACACAGCAGATGGCCGGTTCCGCTCGACGCCTGCACGCTTGGGCCGCATCTGTGGCGGTGACGCACCGTTCTGGGAGGCCGTTGCAGTTGTCGGGTGGATCGTTTTCGACGGAGAAACTGCCCAGATACCCAAGTGGGAGGAGCGGTTTGGCGGTGCTGCCAAGCGTAGAGCCCTAAAAAACAGGCGTCAGGACAAGTGGAGGCGCACCGGAGGCGCTGATGTAGACGCGCACGAGGCGCAGGTGCGTCTACATGAGCGTCTACCACAGGACATAACAGGACAGGACATAACAGAACAAGAGATACAACCTGCTGCGCAGGTAGCTACGAGCGTTCCGAAGCGGAAACGCTCGCAGCCCGCAGACGCCGTTTCGTGGTCTGCTGACGCAGGATGGCAGGGGATCACGGACGCAGACAGGCAGGAATGGCGTCTGGCGTACCCAGCGTGCGATCTGACGGCAGAACTTGCCAAGGCAGCGTCTTGGCTCAAGGCAAACCCGACGAGGGCTCACAAGAGCAACTGGCGACGCTTTGTCGTGTCGTGGCTGACTCGCTCGCAGGACAACGGCGGGACTACACGTACGCCTGGCGTGCGCCACAACGAGCGTCCGCCACCTAAGGCGTGGGACGAGCGGCCAAGCTACCGGGCAGAGTTCCAGAAATCCATGACAGACGCCGAGTACCGGCGTGCGAAACAGGGGCAAGTCGGCATGGCCGCCGCACTTGCAGGCTCAATCAGACTCACGGAGGAGGTGACGCAATGACAGAAGCAACAGAACGCCAGCCCATCACGCCACGCCAGCAGGAAGTTTTGGCATGGATTGAGGGCTACATCGACACGCACGGTTTCTCGCCGACTATTCGCCAGATCGGCCACGCCTTCGGCTGGACGACAAACGGCGTCATGTGCCACCTGCGGCCCATGAAGAAAAAGGGCTGGATCACATGGATTGAAGGTGAGGCACGGACGCTTCGCGTGATTGGAGGTGACGCATGAGCGAGGAGTTTGAATACCTCGGCGCGCCGCTTGACGTTGTCCAGGCGTTGATGGACCGCGCGTGGGACGACGACATCAGCGACGACGACCGGCAGCTGCTTGAGACAGCCGCCAAGACGCTTGAGCACACGCTGGACAGGTGCTGCAAGCTGGCGCACGTCATCGAAAAGACGGAGGCCGGGCTGTGACCACAGAAAACATCGCCATGCTCGCCGTTGGACAAATCATCGCTGCGGGAATGTTTTCCCTCGGCGTGCTAGTGGGACGTTCTACCAATCGAAAGGATGCGAAAGATGACAGCTACGAAGGAACGAAGAAAGACCACAAGTGGTGGCATACGCCTGTCAGCACCGGCACTCAAGGAAGCTCTGGCAGCGGTAGCCAGTGCCGTACCGGGCAAAAGCCCACGGCCAATCCTGCAGAACGTGCTCCTATCGGAAGGAGTTCTCTCTGGGAGTGACTTGGAGATCCGAATTGACGTTGAGGTTGAGGCCGACCCGTCACTGACGGTGCTGCTGCCACGCGACCGGCTGCAGGCGATTCTGGGCTCCGTGACGGCGGACGATATCACGCTGACGCCTGACGGCACCTCGTGCGTCATCTCCGCTGGCCGTGGAACGTGGACGCTGCCGACCGAGGATGCCGCCGAGTATCCGACGTGGGAGCCAGTGGCGCTCAAGCCGATCACGCGGATGCCTGCCGACCAGTTCGTGCGGGCCGTCCGTGGCGTCGTGTTTGCGACCGACAACGAGAGCAGCCGATACGCTCTCGGTGCTGTGCTCATTGAGGTTGCTGGCGACGTTGTAACGCTTGTGGCAACAGACGGTAGGCGGCTCGCGTCTGTCACCTGCGAGCACGACCAGGCCGTGGACGACTCGCAGACGCTGGTGCCAGCACGGGCAATGGAAATCATCGCCCGGCTTGCGGATCACGCTGGTGACGCTGGCGTGCAGCTTGAGGCCACCGGCAAGGAGCTTGTGGCGACGATCGGCACGGCTCGGGTGACGGCGTTGCTCGTTGAGGGACGGTTTCCCAGGTGGCGGGACGTTCTGCCCAAGCGAGAGACCAAGGCTACGGTGGTGAGCCGGTCCGACCTGCTCTCGGCTACTCGAGCAGCTGCGATCTGCACAAGCGAGGACAGCCGAGGCGTTGAGTACGCCTTTGCTGACGGCATCTGGCTGCACGGCCAGAGCGGCGAGAAGGGCGAGAGCAGCATCACCTGCGAGGTGGTTGAGGCTGGAAAAAAGTGCAGCGTCAAGCTAGACCCGGCGTTTGTCTCCGAGTGGCTGCGCGGCATCTCTGGCGACGCGGAGCCAAACGTGGAGATTGAGGCCGTGGACGAGCAGTCTGCTGTCGTGCTTCGCTGTGGGGACAACGCGGGCGTGATCATGCCGTTGGCAAAGGACTGAGATGCCGCAGGGACGATCCGTGGACTACTGCGCTGTCACACTGCATCAGCTGTGGGCGCGCGGCGACTCATACCAAGAGATTGCCGCCGCCCTCGGTTGTTCGCAGTCGTTTGTCAGCAGACTCAAAGAGCGACACAAATTGCCAAACCGACAAAAGGCGACAGTGGAAATCTACGAGGACGACCCGACGCTAGAGCAGATAGCCGAGCGTGCTGCGGAATGCAGGGCACGTAGGCCGGAGCCAGCGACTCCGAAGGAAGAGCGGGTGTCAGTGCCACGGTATTCGTGGAATGGGATTGGGTTTCAGGCAATAGGGTGACGTATGACCGACATCGTAGAACGGCTACGCCGATTGCGGTTCGTCCACGTTCCAGTGGCGAGCGAGTTGATGGAAGAAGCGGCAAAGGAGATAGATCGCCTGCGGCTCACCGACGCGGAGCGGGAAGCGGTTGAGTTTTTTGCAGAAATTCACAATGAGGGCTACGGACTGTTTGCGAAGCACACATCCACCCTCCGCAGCCTACTGGAGAGACTGAAATGATCAAATACGGAATCTTCGCTGCGAGCTTCCTGCTGTTTTTTGCGGTTCTTGTGTTTCCGCTAACGCTGGCAGCTTTCAGAGTTGCAGACAATCTCAAGGAATTGCGTGAGTCAATCCTGCATCTCTGCTCGCACGTTTCGACGCAGACAGCACAGCAATCGTGGCTCGTTGAGCATTATGCAAAACCAGTGCGTCCGCTGTACCCGTGGGAAAAGCACCGCTGCGAGTGGTGCGGCGCTGAGAAAGAAGGCGACAAATGACTGACCGCGACGAATTCGCCGCTGCGGCGTTGACCGGGCTATTGGCAGGGCCGGGTTATTGTTGGGATGGAGACACCGACGGAGGGGATGAAGTGAGAATTGACGACGAGTGCCGCGACCCAGACCTCCTTGCCGCAGAGGTGCGACGATTGAAAACCGTAATCGCAGCAGGCGAGCCAACGCTTACCCCAGAGGAGCGAGAGGCGATTGAGGCGGCGATTCACGGCGAGAACGATGCCACTGTGATTGCCACGCTGCGCAACCTACTGGAGAGGATGAAATGACGTATCGCCACTGGTTTCCCAAAGTAACGAGCGAGCCACCACCGGCACCTCCGCCGATCACGGAAGGCAGCAGCAAAGGAAACTACAAACGCGAGCATTTTCGAGAGATGCCAAAAGGCCCGCCGCCAGCGTTGCAGCCGAAGCCCACCCTCACCGCAGCGGAGCGGGAGGCCATCAGCGAGGTGGTGGACTGCCTCACCGAGACTGGGACCTCTCTCGCCAACCCGACGACCACGCGAAATACGCTGGCGGCCCTGCTAGACCGTCTCGCTTGACGCATCGCATACCGTGACTTCATCGGACGCAGGAGCGTCCATAGCTTTGAAGGAGCGAAAGGTATGCAACGGATTGTTTTGGCTCTCGCGTTGGCGTTCTGCGGCGTTGTTGTCCAGGCGGACGAGTACGTGATTCACGCCCGCAACGTGAACATCTCGTCGGCTCAGGATGATGCCGAGACGATGGCTCGCACCGGCGTGCTGCGTCACTGCGGCAAGAACGGCGGACGGCGTGAAGGCATTGGATTTTCCTCGTCGTCTCCGGACGCTGCTGTGCGGAACTGCTGCTACTACGGGCGTTACCGCATCGTGGAAAAGGGCGTGGCTCGCGGCCCGCGTGGCTGGTTCGCTGTCATCCGTTACGAATGAGCAAAGACTGGATCACAGTTGAGTTCTTAGGCGGCCCGCTGGACGGCGCTTTACGGCCCGTCCAAGCGGGCGTCGCCATGTATTACCTTGCCAACGGTGCGGTCATCCACGCCTACGCAGCTGATGAAATGTGGGACGGCCAGAGGATGCGTCCAGTGATGCGGCACTTTGAGATCATCCACTTCTCTCGGTTTGCTTGACGCTGCTGCAATGCTGGGTAAATGAAGCCAATCACGTTCAGCGTTGCAGGTGATCCTGTGCCACAGCCACGGGTGCGAGTCAGCACACGCGGCGGATTCGCTCGAGCATACGTGCCGTCAAAGCATCCGGTGCACGCATACCGAAACGCTGTGCTGCGTGAGGCTATAGCGTGCGGCCTGACGCCAACAGCAGAACCGATTGAGGTGATTATTGACGCTGTATTCGTGCGTCCTAAATCGCATCTGACGAAGCGTGGCGTGAAAGCGACAGCACCAGCGTTGCCGAGGCCAGACGTGGACAACATCGGCAAGGCAGTGCTGGACGCACTCAAGGAACTCTTTGACGACACGATCGTGCGACGGTTGATCGTGGAGAAGAGCTATGGCGACGAGGCACGAACGACGGTGAGGGTGCAGTGACTCAAAATGCTACGCGCCGAAACACCCACCACCCCCCCCCATCTTATAGGTTCTCCCGGCGACTTTTGACGGAAGCC